GTGGCGGTCACCCAGTTCGTGATCGATCTCAGGGCCCCCAGCGACAAGCTCGCGGGTGATCTCGGCAAAGCCGTCCGCCTCGTCAGTTCCTTTTCTGATTCCATCAAAACCGTAGGGGCGACGGCCCTCGGGTTCGCCGCCGCGCAGGTTGGGCTCGCGACACTCGGCACGGCGTTCGATGTGGCGAAGCGGGCGATGGTCGACTTCAACTCGACGATGGACGCGGCGAGGCTGAGCTTCACGTTCCTCATGGGCTCGGCCGACGAGGCGAAGGCCCATATCGCGGATCTCTCGCGGGTTGCCGAGGATACCCCGTTTCCGACGGCCGATTTCCTTCAGGCTTCTCGGGTCCTCCAGGGCCTCGGCGCGAACGCCGCGGCGATCCCCGACCTGATGCGCCAGATCGCGAACGCGGCGGCCGTGGCTAAGGTCCCGCTCGCCGACGCGACGCAGGCGATCGGGCGGTTCCTCTCGAATATCTCCTCGGGGCAGGGCAACGCGACGCAGGGGGCGCGAGCGCTTCAAGCCCAGGGCCTTATTAGCGGGGCGCTCAAGGGCGAGATCGCGAACCTTGAGGCCCAGGGCGCTTCGGCCGAAGCCCTGATCGCGAAGTTCCTCTCGAGCCTCGGCAAGTTCGACGGGGCCGCCAAGGCCGCCGCGAACAACTGGGAGGGCCTGATTGTCCGGATCAAGGACTCCTTGAGCGATGCGGCCGGCATCGCGCTTCAACCCTTCTTCCGCGCGTTCGAGGAACTCGGCCGTGTCTTCCTCAAGGCTATCAATACGGACGAAGCGAAACGGGCCTTCGCCGAGTTTGGGAAGTCGTTGTTTAATAGTACGGAGACCCTGGTCCTCGCGCTCCTCCAGCTCTGGGAGCCGCTCGCGGAAGTCTTCCGCGGCTTTCAGGACCAAGCGACGAAGACGGCGCAACTCTTTACGAACATCGCCAACAGCGCAGAAGCCCTCAAGCGCGGGATGTCCGTCAAGGACTGGATCTTTTCCGGCCCTGCCGATATTCAAAAGTTCCTAGGCGAGAACCCGATTCTAGGGCCTGCGAACGAGAACTCCGCCGTTGAGCGCGCCCGCGCGACCTTCAAGAAGATTCGTGACGCCATCGAGGCCGAGGCGGCCGCGACCGGCGGGACCGGGGGCGCGGTCGGCGGGAGCCTCTTCGAGAAGGCGCGGCCGACGCCGGATCAGCTCGCGGCGATCGCGGAGGCCGAACGGCTCCTCGCAAGCCTTGGGCCTGAGGCGGATGTAGTCCAGAAGGCCGTCGACGCCGTCGGCCGGCAGTTCGACGCCCTCGCCAAGGCCGCGGGCCCGGCGGGGGATCAGGTCCGGGCGTTGGGCGAGCAGGCGAAGAAGCTCGTTTCACTGACCACGAATACCGAGTTCATCAAGAAGTGGACGGACGAGTTCGATCAGATGACGCCAACTCTGGATACGATCGGGCGACAGATCGACGCCGTCCGGCTCAAGGCCGAGGCCTTTGCCAAGCAGGCGCCCGTTGAGCAGCGCAACTCGATCAAGAGCCGGGCGGACGAGGTCGCTGAGGCGATCCTCCAGTTTGATCGCGCGAAGAAGGCCCTCGATGCCCTGACCGAAAGCTGGAATACCGATGCGGCGGCTGCCCGCGACTGGTCGCGGCTCGAGACCGAGCTCCGAAAGCCGATCGACGACCTCGACGACGCGATTCGCGAGCATATCGTCGAGATTGACGCCCTCGCCGTCGCGATGGGCGCGTTGAGCGGCTCCGGGATCCCTGGGCAAGCGACGTTCGGGCAGGGGCAGGCGTCGGCCTTAGAGGCACAGATCCAGCGGATCGCCCGGAGTCGAGCCCAGCTCAATGCGGCGCTCGCGGATATCGAGCCGGGGACGCAGTTCGATGAGTTGACGGCCGCGATCGAGCGGGCTGACGCCGAGTTGATTCGCCTCGGCAGCGATCTACGTGACACGGTCGAAGCCAATCGAATCGAAGAGTTCCTCAAGGACTTCGATCTCCTTAGTCGGCAGTTTCAGGTCTTCGGGGGGGAATTCGATCTACTAGGTGGGCAAATTACGCGCACGGTCTCGGAGATCAATCGGCTCCTCTCCGTCGGCGCCGCTGCCAACGATGAGTCCATCCGGGCGCTCAAGGCCCAGCTCGACTCGCTGCAAAATACGAAGCGCGTCGTCGATTTCATTATCTCCTCCGTCGAACTCGGGATGACGCGGATCGCCGATACGATGATCGACGCCTTCTTCGCGGGGGAGGCGGCCGCGATCAAGTGGGGCGACGTCGTTACGAATATCCTCCGCGACATTACGAAAGAGCTCTTCAAGGTCTTCGTGATCGAGACGGCGCTCAAGGCGATTCGAGGAATCGCGACGAGCGCGTTTAGCGGCGGCGGTGGGGACGGAGGCGAGATCGCCCTGATGGCGGGCGGCATCGTCACGGGCCCCACCCATGCGCTGATCGGCGAGGGCGGGCCCGAGGCCGTGATCCCGCTCGACCGACTCGGCAAGGGCGGCGGCGGCGACGTGACGATCAACATTCACCCGCCGACCGGGACGGAGTCGACGGCGCAGGAGAGCCGCGACGGGCAGGGGAACCGGACGATCGACGTCTTCATCACGAAGGTGGTGGAGAAGGGGATCAGTCAGGGGACGTTCGACCGGTCCTTCGGGTCCTCCTTTGGCCTGACGCGCCAGGGGTCGCGCCGGTAATGGCGACCTGGCCCGGGACGCTCCCGCCGGTCCCGCAGCTCCGGGGCTACGAAGAGAAGACCCCGATGAACCTGATCCGGACCGATATGGAGTTGGGGCCCGCCAAGGCGCGGCGGCGGACAACGGCGGCGGTTCGCCCGCAGAAGTGGCTCTTTCACATGACGCAGGCGCAGGTCGAAATCTTCGACCAGTTCCTCGGCGTCGTCCTCGCCGACGGTGCCATCCCGTTCGACTACACGCACCCGCGGACTGGCGACTCGGTCCGCGTCCGGATTATTCCGCCCGCGACCTATACGGTCGAGCGGACGTCGGCGGGCGGGACCGAAGGGGTCTGGTTCGTCGCCCTCGACGTCGAGCAGCTTCCGGCATGAGGCCCCTCAGCCTCGCGGCCCGGCAGGCGATCTTTTCGCAGGAGACCGACGAGGTCTTCCTCGTCCTCCTCGCGATCTCGGGGATCGGGCTCGCGACGCCGCTCCGCTTCGTCAACAATAGCGCCGATCTCGTGAGCCGGGGGAATACCTACCTAGCCTATCCGTTCCGGATTTCCCTCCCGGACGAGCGCGAGGACTCGCCGGCGCAGGTCTCGCTCTCGATCGACAATATCGACCAGTCGATTGTCACCGCCGTCCGCCTCCTCACGCAGCCGCCGACGATCCGCCTCGAGGTCGTCCTCGCGAGTTCACCCGATACCCTCGAGGCCGGCCCGTTCGACTTCGCCCTCCGCGGCGTCGAATACGACGCGATGCTCGTCCGCGGGACGCTCGCCTTTGAAGACTTTCTCAGCGAGAGCTATCCGGCCGATTCGTTCGACCCCACGCGCTACGCGGGGCTCTTCGCCGCATGATCGCGCCCTGGGCGGCGGCCTATATCGGGATCCCCTTCCGGACGGGCGGACGGTCGCGCGACGGCGCCGATTGCTGGGGCCTCTATTCACTCGTCTATCGCGAGGTCTTCGGGATCGAGCTTCCCTCCTACGCCGACGAATACGAGACCGTGCGCGATGGCGCGCAGCTCGCGCGCGTCGTCGGGACAAACCTCCCGCGGTCGCCCTGGCGGCTTGTCCCTGACGCCGTGATCGCCCCCGGTGATGGCCTCCTTCTCCGCGTCGCGGGGCAACCCGTTCATGTCGGATGCGCGGTCGGGGACGAACGGTTTCTGCATGTCCTCAGTTCGATGACGGAGAGCTGTATTGAGCGCCTGGCTTCGCCGCGCTGGAATCGCCGCCTGCTCGGCGTATACCGCTATGCACACTAACCTCGCGCAGCGCGATCCGGCGGTCGAGGTCCTGGCGCTCAAGAACCCCTTCACGTCGCAGCGGACGCGCCTCGTCGTCCGAGGGAACGAGACGATCACCGAGATCCTCGCCAAGCTCGAGATCCCGACCTGGGCCGACTGCTGGGTGGAACTCGACGGCCATCACGTCGCGCCGACGCTCTGGCCGCGTACGCGTCCGAAGCCTGGCCACCGCGTGGTGGTACGGTTGATCCCGCGCGGCGGCGACGGGGGCGACGACAACAAGACGATCCGCCTCGTCTTGATCTTGGTGATCCTCATCGCCGTCGTCATCACGATCGCCACGTACGGCGCCGGCTCCCCGCTCCTCGTCGCGGCGATCGGCGCGGCGGGCACGCTGGCGATCATGGGCGTCAATATGCTCCTCGCCCCCCCGCCGCCTAACCTCGGCAAGCTCGCCGCCACCAACGGATCATTCGGTCGGCCGCAGGAAAGCCCGACGCTCTCGATCTCCGGCTCGCGGAACCGGGCGAACCCCTACGGGCCGGTTCCGAAAATCTTCGGGCGCCACCGGGTCTTTCCGCCCCTCGGGGCCGTGACGTATACGGAGCAGGTGGGGAATGATCAGTACCTACGGCAGCTCTTCGCGGTCGGGTACGGCCCGCTCGAACTCAGCGAACTCAAGATCGGCGAGACCCCGATCGAGGAGTTCGACGGGGTCGAGCTTGAGATCCGACCCGGCGCCCTCGACGACGACCCGTTGACGCTCTACTCGCAGGACGTCGCAGAGGAGCCGTTGACGATTGCCCTCACCGCGGCAGGGGGCGCGCAAGTCCGGGTCGGGACGCAGCCGGCCGACGAACTGAGCGTCGACGTCGTCTTCCCGAATGGGCTCGTGCAATACCTCAACTCCGGGGAGCAGATCGAAGTCACGGTCACGATCAAGATTGAGTACCGGAAGGTCGGAACGTCGACGTGGATCGAGCCGCCTCTGACCCCGCTGGTCGTCACCGACAACCGGAGTTCCCAGGTCCGCAGGGGCTTTCGGTGGACCCCGGCCGAGACGGGGCAACCGGAGCGGTACGAGGTCCGCCTGACCCGGATCACGGCGGATGCCGGCGACGTCTTGACGCATGACCAAGCGGTCTGGTCCTCGCTCCGTACGATCCGCTGGGCCCCGCCGATTACGATGCCGGGCCTGTGTCAGGTCGCGCTGCGGATCAAGGCGACGGATCAACTCAACGGCGTCGTCGATCAGTTTAACTGTATCGCCCAGGCGGTGCTGCCGGACTGGGACGTCCCGACGCAGACGTGGATCGAGCGCGCCACGCGCAACCCCGCCTCGGCCTACCGGGAAGTCTTGCAGGGCCGGGGGAACGCGCGCCCGATCGCCGACGCCCGGATCGACCTCGACAACCTCGCGGCGTGGTCGGAGGAGGCCGCGCTCCAGGGGTACTACTACGACCAGGTGATCGACTTCCGGACGACCATCTTCGAGCAGCTGCGGGTGATCGCGGCGGCCGGCCGGGCGGCGTTTACGTTAATCGACGGCAAGCACGGCGTCGTCCAGGATATCCCGCAGACCGTGCCGGTCCAGCACTTCTCGCCGCGCAATAGCTGGGGGTTCAAGAGCAGCAAGATCCTGCCGGACCCCGTGCACGCGTGGAAAGTCCACTTTGTCAATCCCGACGCGGACTGGCAGCAGGACGAGCTAATCGTCTATGGCGACGGCTTCAGCGCGGCGAACGCGACGAAGTTCGAGGTCTTCGAGTTGATGGGCGTGACGGACCGGAGCCAAGCCGAGCGGCTCGGGCGCTATCACCTCGCGGCGTTGAAGCTCCGCCCCGAGGTCTACGAGATCAACGTCGACGTCGAGAACCTGATTTGTACGCGCGGCGACCTCGTCCGGATCACGCACGACGTCCCGCGCTGGGGCTACGGCGCCGCGCGGATTACCGGCGTCACGGTCGTGAGCGGCTCGGCCACGGGGATCACCCTCGACGAAATCTTCCCGATGACCCTCGGCGTCGCCTACGTCGTCCGGATCCGCCTAGCCGACGGGACGAGCGTCCTCCGCCCCGTCGAGGCGATCGGAGGGAGCACCAAGGCCGTGACGTTCCTCTCGCCGATGGCCGCCCCGCTCCCCGACGTCGGCGACCTCGTTCTCTTCGGCGAGCTCGGCCAGGAGAGCGTCGAGTGTATCGTGCGGCAGATCGAGCACGATCACGACTTCGTCGCCAAGGTCACGCTCCTCGACGCCGCCCCGGCGATACACCTGGCGACCGAGGGGCCGATCCCCGAGTTCGACACGCATATGACGCGCCCGCCGGAACTGGCCCAAACGCCGCCGGTCCCGGTGATGGACGACGTCCGGTCCGACGAGACCGTGCTCGCTCGCTCGCCGGACGGGTCGCTCGATCCGCGGATCGTGATGTCGATGCGGTACGTCGCGAACTCCGGCCTCCGCGCCGACTGGATCGAAGTCCAGTACCGGCGGATCGACTCCGAGAGCCCGTATATCGGCCTTCCGCACGTCCCGCCGAATACGCCGGTGATCAGCGTCTTCCCGGTCGAGGAGCGCGTGACCTACGATATCCGCGTCCGGACCGTGGCGGCCGGTTTCAATGTCGCCTCGGCGTGGATCACGGCCCGGCACACCGTGGTCGGGAAGACGTCCTCGCCCCCGGACGTGATCAGCCTCGTCCTCGAGGGCAGCCTCCTGACCTGGACGTACCCCGTCCGCCCGGCCGACTTCGCCGGGTTCGAGGTCCGGCAGATTACCGGGTCCGTGGCGAACTGGGAACAGGGCCTCCGGCTTCACGACGGGGTCCTGACGGCGACGAGCTTCACCCTCCCGACGCTGATGGGGGTCCGGACGCTAATGGTCCGGGCGCTGGACAACGCGGGCAACAGCTCGGCGGGGACGGCGACGCTCACGCACGACTTCGGGGCGGCGGCCCTACACAACATCGTCGAGACACGCGACGAGCACGCGCTCGGGTTCCCCGGGACCATTGTCAACGGGACGGTGAGCGGCATCACCGGGGACCTCGAGGCCGATCAGGAGGCCGCCCTGTTCTGGGGGCCCGACGATTCGCCCTTCTGGTCGAACGACGCCGCCCTCTTCTGGACGAGCCCCTACAAGCAGCTCCGCTATACATGGACGTACGTCACCGGCGCGACGGCTGCGGCGACGACCCTCCTTCTTGACCTCGCCGCCCAGGGCTCGGCTGTCTTGGAGTACAAGCAGTCCGCCGACGCGGTCTGGCTCCCCTTTGCTGGCCTCGTCTCCGGGATCGAGGCGTCGACCTCGTACGATCTCCGCGTGACGGTGGCCGGCGGGCCGACGCAGGGGATCATCTCGACCCTGACGCTCTTCCTCGACGCCCCGGACCTCACGGAGGGCCTCTCGAACGTGGCGGTCGCGGTTACGACGGGCTCGCGTCTGCCGATTACGCTCCCGTTTCGCGTGATAAAAACGGTCAGTTTAACGGTCCTCGCCTCGGGAGCCGAGACGGCGATCACGGCGAGAACCCAGGATAAGAACGCGACGCTCGGGCCACTCGTGCAGGCACTCGACGCGGCTGGAGCTGTAGTCGCCGGGCACCTAGACGCTCAGCTCCGAGGTTACTGATGACGACTCTTCCTTCGGCCGGGTATCTCTCCGACGCGCTGAGGACTCAGGCCGAGGTCAAGACCGCGCTCGAGGCGTTCCTCGCGGGGACGCGGCAGCTTATCGGGGCTGGCGGCGCCGTCACGACCCTCACTATCGCGAGCGGGAGTATTACGCCGACGACGGGCGCGCATATCGTCGGGACGGAGGGCGCGGCGGTCGCGGACGATCTCGCGAACATTGCCCAGACCAACCTGCCGGACGGATCACTCCTGTTCCTGAGTGCGCTCTCGAGCCTCCAGGTCGTGATCTTGAAGCACGGTGCGGGCGGGACGGGGCAGCTCGCCCTCGCGGATGCCGCCGACCTCTCGCTGATCGACCCGACGATGGTCGTGCTCTTCCGGCGGATGGGCACGCTCTGGGCTGAGGTCGACCGGTTCTACGGCAACCAGGCCGCGGCCCTCCGGATCCGGTACGACCTCGCGACGCTCACGGCGGGGGCGAATACGTTCACCAAGACGCAGCAGTGGGCGCAGGGGGCGAACATCGCCTCGGCCTCGACCCTCACGCTCGGGACGGACGGCAATCGCTTCGTCGTCACGGGGGCGGTCGGGATTACGGGGATGTCGAACAAGCCCGTGGGGACGCGGATCCTCCTCGAGTTCGCCTCGACCCCGCAGCTCACGCACCACGCAACGAACCTCAAGCTCCAGAACGGGCAGCCCTTTACGGCAGCGGCGGGAGACGAGCTCGAACTGGTTAGCATCGGGACCGGGCAGTGGAAGGAGATCAACCGCCAGCTCGCGACGCAGCCGGTCGGGTTTCAGGGCTCCCCGGTCACGCACCTGCCGACCTACTGGGAAGACTTCCTCGGCGGCAGCGACGGCGTGACGTATACGCCCCCGTCCTGGGCGCCCGGCCCGACGTGGGTGACGAACCAGGGCTCGGGCTTCAATACCGTGGCCAACTATCGCGGCGTCGTCCGGCTCCTCGGCGATACCCTCGGGATCGCGCCGTTCACGACCGGCAACGCCCAGTTCGCCGCGGCCCATAACCCGACAGTTTACGTCCGCTGGGCCCAGACGGGCGCGGCGGCGGCGACGCGTAAGATCGGCGGCAACGGCGGGGTCGCGGGCAGTGCCGACCCGTCGGACGGGATCTACTTCCGGCACGCCGCAGCCGGGAATATCATCGCGGTCTGCCGGACCACGAACGTCGAATCGGTCCTCGATACGGCCGTCCCGGCGGCCGACGGGGTCTTTCACACCGGGCGGTTCGTCGTGACGGGGACGACGTCCGTCGCCGTCTATATCGACGAGATCCTCAAGGGGACGATCACGAGCAATATCCCCTCCGCCAGCCTGACCCCCTGGTTCGCGTCGACCGCCAACGCCAACATCGGCCTCGACGTCGACTACTTCGTCGTGGGGAGGCCGCGGTAATGCGCCGGAAGGAGATCGGCCTCGTGCACTGGACCCGGTGTCCGGCCTGCCAAGATGAGCTCGCCGTCGGGTGGCTCGGTGATCGCCCCGTCCCCTACCTCGTCGACCCGGCCAAGCGGCCGGCCTATCGGCCCGACCGGCAGGGGATGGTTCTGGGGCCCGTGGCGTGCGGCTGTGGAGCGATCCGGCTCCAGCTCCACCCGGAGGCCCCGGGGCGGGTCGTCGTCGAATGGCAGGGCGCCGAGGAGCCCGTGGTGGCCTCCCAGACCGTCCACGGCAACCTCCGGGACCTCGCGCGATGACGCGATTCGGCGTAGTAATTCACGACCCGAATGGACTAGCGTACGGCGTATGAGCGGATAGCAAACGACGACGAACGCCCAGCGCGGGCCTGATCAGTCCGCGTGGCGAAAGCTGGAAAGAGGCGGCGGTCCTGGTGCACCAGCCAGGGTCGCCGCCTCTTTTTTGGGCGGTTTGAAAGGGAGACGGCCTATGGACGCGATGGACATCAAGGAGTCGCTCGGCGCGCACCACGTCAAGGCCCCCGCGCCCCCGGTCGGGGCGACGAAGGCCGCCCGGCTCGCCGAAGCCCAGGTCCACGTCGGCGAGGCGAATATCCAGATCCCCGGGGTCACCCAGGTCGGCCCTGGCCTCCAGGTGCAGACGTTCAGGGACCCGCAGTACGGGCACATGGTCGAAGAGTACCGTCTGCCGCTCCAGGCCCCGGCGCTCGGCCAGCTCCCCTCGGTACCCCCCGCGAACCCGCGCGTGGTCGCCCCGACCGTCGTCCAGCGCGACCTCGCGAAAAAGGACGACCCGGGGAATACCGCCATGAAGGGCGTCCTCACCAACGACCGCCAGCAGCCGAAGGCGAAGAAGTAAGCCCACCCCCTCACCGGAGGAGCATACGACGATGAACGCACACAAGGGTCACGAGGGCCTGATGGTTTCGGGCGCGCTCGCCGCGCTCGCCTTCTCGGCGGATGGGCTGCCGCGGCGCGCGCGCGGGGACGTCGGCCTCGTGGCGCGCCGAAGTGCGGCCCACGTCGGCGGGCAGGTGGAGCACCGGCTCTCGGCGCTGGCGGCGCGGGTGCCGTACGCGCGGAGCCGAGAGGAGCAGATCGACCTGCGGATCAAGGCACTCCGCGCCGAGCAGATCGGCCTCCGCTTCGGGCCGGATCGCATCGAGGCCCACCTCCGGGATCTCCTCCGCGAGCACCCGCAGGCCGACCACTTCAAGGCCGGCGCCTTCGGCCCGAACCTCATCGTCAATACCGGCGAAGGCTATCTCGTCGACGCCTGGCAGAACCTCGTCCCCCTGACGAACATGCGCTATCACGGCGTCGGCACCGGGACGAACGCGGCGGCCGAGACCGACGCGGATCTCCAGACCGCGTCGACGACGGCGCTCAACCCGGATAGCATGCGCGCCACTGGCTCCATCGGGGAAGCCTCGCAGAGCGTCTTCCGGACTGCCGGGACCCTCACGTTCGACGCCGTCACCAACGTCACGGAGTGGGGCCTGTTCAGTCAGCAGGCGATTCCCGGCGGTGTCATCTGGAGTCGGATCGTATTCGCGTCTATCCCGGCTGGCGTCGGGGACAGCGTGTTGTTCACGTATGATTTGACGGTCGAGTAGGCGGGCCCCCGTCATGGCGATCGTCCTCGACGTCGTCACGCACAAGAACGTAGACGGGTCCAGCAAGGACGTCGTCGTCCTCCGGGATACGACGAACAACCGGAATTTCACCGTCGGGGCCCTCTCGTTGGCTGACGGGAACCCGGTCGATGACACGCACGCGCTGCCGGTCAAGATTATGGCGGACGTCGCCGGGACCAGCGCGCTCGACGGCGACCTTGAGACCTTCACGCAATCCTCAGCGGTGAAACTCGCGCTCGCTGCGGCTGTCCTATTCGGCGCCGATGGGGTAACGCCGTCGTCTGCGGCGCGGCTGATCGGCTATATCTTTTCCGGCGCGCACGCGGTCTCCGAGGTCGGGACGAAGGGGGCGGCGACCACCACGACGGTGACCGTCGACGCGACGACGGCGAACGGCGTGCAGTTGATCGCCGCGAACGGGGGCGGGCTCCGGCGGCGCGTGATCATCACGCAACGGGGGACGACGCCGGTCGAGGTCGCGCCGGGCAACATTACCGCGGCGTCCGGCGTCGGCCGGTACCTCCCCGGCGTGCCGGGGGCGGAGCAGACGTGGTTCATCCAAGGGGCCCTCCGCGCGACGGTGGCGTCGGGGACCCAGGTCGTGAGCGTCTCGACGGAGATTCTGGCCTAA